GATGAAAAGCGCGAAAAAACTCACCCCCCAGGAAAAGCGGTTCGTTGACGAATATCTCGTTGATATGGACGTAAACCGCGCCGCCATCGCTGCCGGATACAGCAAGACAATGGCAGCAACTAAGGCATATCAATGGGTTAGCAATGGTAAGGTGAAGCCTCATGTCTTCGCCGCCATCCAAGCGCGCCAGCAAAAGAAGGCTGAAAAGCTGGAAATCAGCGCGGAAAAGGTACTGCGGGAATTGGCGCTGATCGGCTTTGCCAACATGCAGGACTATATGCGGGCGAACGCCGACGGCGAGCCTGTTCCGGATTTCAGCGGTCTTTCCCGCGATCAGGCTGCGGCATTGTCCGAAGTCACGGTCGACACCGTCAAGGATGGATCGGGCGAGGACGCGCAGAGTGTGCGCCGGGTGAAGTTCAAGCTTTCGGACAAGCGCGCGGCGTTGGTCGACCTCGGCAAGCACCTTGGCCTATTCAAGGACGGCATGAACGTCAACCTGTCCGGAGAGGTCACAGTGAAGACCCTTGCGGATTTCTATGCCCAGCAAAAACCCAAAAATGCAAAGTGATCGGTTCTACGTTTATGCGCATCGCCGTCACGATACAGGAGATGTGTTCTATGTCGGGAAGGGAACTGGCAAGCGAGCTTGGGTGAAGTCCGGTCGCAATAGCCTGTGGTCCCGTACGGCAAAAAAGCACGGCTTTGATGTTGAGATCATTCACCGATATCTGACAGAGCAAGAGGCCTTTGCTCTAGAACGCGAAGAAATTGAGCGTCTTTGCCCGACATGTAATTTCACTGATGGTGGGGAGGGTATTTCAGGTTATCACCATACCGATGCGACCAAGGAGGCAATTCGATCGGCGCACGTCGGTAGACCTCAGCCGCGTGAATTGGTCGAGCGTCGGGCAGAGAAGTTGCGCGGGAAAAAGAGAACGGCTGAATTTGGGGCGTCCGTGTCCGAACGAAATCGAGGCCGTATCGCATCTCAAGAAACTCGTCAAAAAATGAGCGAGACGCGAAAGGGGCGGACACTATCTCCTGAAACCATCGCGAAGTGCGTCAAGGCACACCTTGGAGCAAAGAGGAGCAGGGAATCCCGACAGAGGATGTCTGATGCACAGCGCAAAAAAGCGATCATTTGTCAGGAAACCGGTCTAACATTCCCATCGCTAACATCTGCGGCGGAATGGGTACGAAAGAGCGGCATCTCAAAAGCGAGTAAAACTGGAATCTGGTTGTCAGCTACGGGGAAACACAGAAAATCCTATGGGTTCCATTGGTCGTATTCAGACACATCCAACGCTGAACCCAGCGCTTCGTGATTTTTGGACTACTCCGGCCAGAAATCGGGTTTTGTATGGCGGACGATCATCAAGCAAAAGTTGGGATGCTGCAGGGTTCTCAGTATTTTTAGCATCTAACTACAGAGTGCGATTTCTTTGCACGAGACAATTTCAGAATCGTGTAGCAGATAGCGTGAAAAGTTTGATCGAAGGCACGATCAAGCGCTTTGGGCTCCAAGCCGAATTCGTCATCACAACCACGTCCATCCGGCACAAGGTCACCGGTTCCGAATTTCTATTCTACGGCCTCTGGCGCAACATCGACGAAATCAAGTCGCTGGAAGGCATTGACGTCTGCTGGATCGAAGAAGCGCATAACCTCACTGAGGAGCAATGGAAGATCCTAGAGCCGACGCTTCGTAACGAGCAGTCGCAATTCTGGATCATCTTCAATCCGCGGCTGGTGACCGACTTCGTCTACCGCCGGTTTGTGACAAACACGCCGCCGGACACCGTCAAGCGCAAGATCAACTTCGACGAAAATCCGTTTCTCTCGAAGACTATCCTCAAGGTCATCCAGGCGCTTAAGGACGAGGACGAGGACGAGTTTCGCCATGTCTACCTTGGAGAGCCGCGCGAGGACGACGACGCGGTAATCATAAAGCGCTCTTGGATTATGGCGGCGATTGATGCGCACAAGAAGCTTGGAATTGAGCCGACCGGTCGTAAACGTATTGGGTTCGACGTTGCCGATAGCGGCGAGGACAAGAATGCGACGGCGATCGCGCACGGCATCGTCATCACCGCTATTGACGAATGGAAGGCTGGCGAGGACGAACTTCTGAAGTCCGCATCCAAGGTTCACACCCTTGCAACGACGGAAGGCGCGGAGATCAATTACGACTGCATCGGCGTAGGAGCTTTTGCCGGCGCGCACTTCAAGGCACTGAACGAAACCAAGCACGTCAAGGTGCTCTACACCAAGTTCAACGCCGGGGACGAGGTCTCCAACAAGGAAAAGCGGATCAACGCCAAAGACCCCAAGGCTCCGCTGAACAAGGACTTCTATTCGAACCTTAAGGCGCAAGCGTGGTGGGGGGTTGCAGACCGGTTCCGCAACACCTTCAACGCCGTCACCAAAGGCATGAAGTTCCACCCCTCAGAACTGATCAGCATTTCGAGCGAGTGTGAGCATCTAGACGACTTGGTCGACGAGCTATCGACCCCGCGCAAGGACTTTGACACCACAGGCAAGGTCAAGGTGGAAAGCAAGAAGGATCTTGCCAAGCGCAAGATCAAATCACCGAACAAGGCTGATGCGGTGATCATGGCTGTGGAAGCCACGGGCGCCACCGAAACCTTCACCATCAGCGATGCGCTATTGAAGCGCGCCGCCGCGAGACGCTGAATGTCACGTCACAGGAATCAACCTCAAAAGACGACATCGCAGCCGGCGCAGAAGCCGTCGGTAGCGAAAATCTCTGATCATGTCGTCGCCCGGGCGAAGTCCAGGCCGGTGAATATGGCATCAGACGCGGCCCCGTTCTCACCCGCTGCCATGCTTCACCCGCCGGGCGCACTTCCAAAGGGTGTTGGCATCGCCATGGACGAGGGCATGTCGGCGACTTCGGCATGGGCAAACGGCATCATAAACGGAGCCTTTGCCGAAGGCATGACCTTCATGGGTTATGCCGAACTGGCGCTCCTTGCCCAGCGGCCGGAATACCGGCGCATGGTCGAGACGATCGCCAGGCACATGACGCGCAAGTGGATAGAATTCAAGACCACAGGCGACGACAACAAAGCGGACAAGATCAAGAAGATCGAGACCGCGTTGACCAATCTCAAGGCGCAAAGCGTCTTTCAGCGCGCCGCCGAGCAGGACGGCTATTTCGGTCGCGGGCACATCTACATCGACACCGGCGATGGCGAGAACCCGGCCGAACTCAAGACATCGATCGGAAACGGATCAAACGCTGCCAGCAAGGCGAAGGTTCGCCGCGGCGGCATCAATGCGCTGCGCAACGTCGAGGCTGTTTGGTGCTACCCAACGCAGTACAACTCAAGCGATCCCCTTTCGCCGAACTGGTACAAGCCCAATGGCTGGTTTGTGCTTGGCAAGGAATTGGATCGTAGCCGTCTTCTGACGCTAATCAGCCGGGAAGTTCCTGACCTTCTCAAACCGGCCTATTCCTTCGGTGGCTTGGCGCTGACGCAAATGGCAAAGCCCTATGTCGACAACTGGCTGCGCACCCGGCAATCGGTCGCCGACATCATCAGCGCGTTCTCGGTCATGGTCCTTGAAACCAACCTGATTGAACAGATCAACGTCGACAACGGAGAGCAGCTTTTCAAGCGCGCCGAACTCTTCAACAACCTGCGGGATAACCGCGGGCTGATGATGATAGACAAGAATTCTGAGGGGTTTCAGAACGTCTCGGCGCCTCTGTCCGGGTTAGAAGCTCTGCAGGCCCAAACCCAAGAGCACATGTCCGCGGTGTCCGGCATTCCGCTTGTGGAACTCCTCGGCATTCAGCCGGCCGGCCTCAACGCTACGTCCGAGGGCGAAATCACCGTTTTCGACGACTGGATTCATAGCTGCCAGGAGCAGCTTTTCCGCGATCCACTGACGACCATCATCAACTTCGTCCAGCTCAGCGAATTCGGTGCGATCGATCCCGACATCGGCTTTGAATTTTGCCCACTCCGCAGCCTTGATGACAAAGAGCGCGGTGAGGTCAACCGGAACGCTGCCGATACCGACAACGTCTACGTTGAAATGGGCGCGGTCGACGCCGAAGAAGTCCGCCAACGGCTGATCGACGATCCGGATTCGCCGTACAAGGGCCTCGATCCAAACAAGATGCCAAAGCGGCCGGACGCGCCGACGCCGTCGGTTGAGGAATTGCTTGGCGGCGGAAAGCCGAAAGAAGGAGCGGGCGGCGCGGAAGTGGAAGTTCCGGCAGAAGGTGCCGCACCGTGACGGTCCCTGCCAATTCCAACGCGCGAAAGTCTCCAGCCATCGCCATCGAGCGTATGTTCCCCGTCTCCATCATCCAAGACCGCTATTTTGGCCTCTACAGCGGTGGCCTTTGGTTTGCGATCGCCATGTCAGACGCGCCATGGGGGCCGATCGACCCGGAACCAAGCCGGGCGCAGTTTTGCCTTGACGAGGGGCCAAATGGCACCGACGAGGAGGCGCAAGCCTTCTGGCGGTCAAAGCCAAATTGGATCGAGGCGGCCGACACCCCGGACGAAGCACTGGCAAAGCTCCGCTCGTACCTGTGATCTGACCCATGGAATCCACCACCGGTTTTCGCCCGCATTCGCACACGCACGGAGCCGGGTACGGCGAGGCGGAAGCCAGCTTTGACCAAGTGCGTCGGGCAGAGCGCTATTACGGTATCCAGCTTCGCAAGATTGCCCGCCATGTTGGCGACATCATCACGGCCTTCGAGGTAGGGAGCCCTCAGGCTGACGCGCTGATCCGGCGCGCAATGGAGCGCTACGCCGAACTTCTTCAGCCTTGGGCACAGGCGACGGCCGCCGGGATGCTGGCTGACGTGACCCGGCGCGATGCCAAGGTCTGGCGCAATATTACCGAGGGCATGGGTTCGACCATGCGGGACTACATCCGGAGCGCCCCGCTTGCGCCGGTCCTCGCAGAACTTGAAGGCGAGCAAGTCCGTCTCATCACGAGCTTGCCCCTCGAAGCCGCTGAGCGCGTGCATAAGCTGATGGTGGAAGGGCTCTACAACGCCACCCGCGCCAGCGAGATCGCAAAGGAGATCATGCGCAGCGGCGAGGTGACTGAAAGCCGGGCAAACCTGATTGCGCGAACCGAAGTCGGACGGGCATCAGGAAAGATTACCGAGACCCGCGCGCTGCATGTTGGGTCGGAAGGGTACATCTGGCGGACAGTTGGGGATGCCGACGTCAGACATGATCACCGGCTTTTGAACGGAAAATTCATCCGGTACGACAGCCCGCCGATCGCCGACAAAAAGTCTGGAACGCGTGCTCACGCCGGATGCATCTGGAATTGCCGTTGCTACCAAGAACCCGTAATTCCCCAGCTATACAGGGCTTAATCCATGCCATTCGAAAGTGAAGCGCAGCGCCGCGCGATGTATGCGGCGGCCGGTGGGAAATCCACCTTGGGAATTCCGAAGGAAGTCGGAGAGAAGTTTGTCGCCCACGCCAAGGACATGGCGCCGGAAGACTGGAACGCGCTGCTGACCGATCTGCGCAAGTTCCTGGACGAGGAAGCCGCCGAACCAGAACACCGTAACGTCGACATGGCCGGCCTCCGCGATCTGCTGACGAAGTTCTTCAGCGAAGAGGCTGCGGAGCCGGAGCATCAGGCGGCCGATATGTGCGCCTTCGACGAGGCGTCAGTTCGGTCGTTTGACGAAAACGGCCATATGCACGTCACTAAGGCGCATATCTCCAAAGCCAACGTGTGCCCCTATTACGGCCGGGAAATCCCCGACTTCGAAAAGCTCGGGCTCGAGCCGGATAGAATTTACAAGCTCCTCCGCGATCCCGAGGAACTGGCCAAGGCGGCGCCCAGCTTCAACAACATCCAGATCCTTTTGCGGCACGTTCCGGTCAACGCCGACGACCCGCAAAAAGAGGAATGGGTAGGCACGACCGGCACCGATGCCGTGTTCGAATCCCCCTACCTCAACAACAGCCTGACATTCCATGTTCGCGAGGGGATCGACGCTGTCGAGTCCGGCGAGCAACAACAGCTTTCGTG